ACGCACTGAAGTTCGGAGAGGAGTCGGTCTGAGGATCCTGCCCGAGGGTCGCCATCGACGTAAGAGTACGACCGCTTGAACACGGCCTCCGCGTATCTATCGCGCTTCGAAGCTATGTCGAAGACGGCCAGGAACTCCTTGATTTTAGGCGGCCCTCCTATTGCCTTTGGCGAGATTTTCTGTCGCCCACAGCGGTTGGAGGTTTGTCCAATGCGAAGCCACGAACACAAGCGAGGAATCTTTTTTGAAAGGGAACCAGGAAATAGGGACGATGTGATCGACGTGCCACTCGCCGTAGTTCTCCCACGTCATGCCGGGTTTGAACAGAGATTCGAGATGGTTACGCAGGAATCCAGGTGAACATCCGATGAGTTGTCTTGTCCTGACGCTGGCGGTCTTCTCTTGGATCATTCGGCTGACAGCGGACCACGGAACCCTGTATCCGGGGTTATCCCTGTCGCGCCTTTTTTGCCATTCGTTCTTGAGAATGTTGTGACGACCTGGATTTTTTAGACGCCACTCGCGTGATCTTTCCCGTGCGCGCTCCCTGTTTTTTTCGGAGTATTTTAGGCACCTCGCAAGGAACTTACCGGGATCTTCGGCGTATTCTTTGCGCCTTCTCTCAGCGATCTCCTCCCTATGTTTCGCATCATACTTTCGCCTCACTTCGAGAATATGATCGTGGTTGGCCTTCTGGTAGCGCTTGATGCCCTGCCTGATTGTCTCGGTTCCTCCGGGATGAGCCTTCCTCCAGAGACGAGTCCTCTCACGAGCCTCCTCGCGGTGCTCCCTCTGGTATTTGCGATGTTCCTCCCGTCGGTCCTTCATTGCTCAGTCGCCCGGGCAGTCGCCGTCCATGTCCATCGCGGGTTCGGCCGGGTCCCAGGGCTTGCCGTCCGAGCGCTGCGCGCCCTTGACGTAGTTTCCCGGCGCGGGCCACGGGGAAATCGGGACACGCCCGCCAGGGGTGTAGGCGGGAGCGGGGAGTGCGTTCCCGGGGTAGGGGTTGGAGATCCGCACCGCGTTTCTTCCGCCAGGGAGGGCGGGATTGCTCTTGCTCTTCGCCATTACGAGTTGGGGATCTGGGAAGCGGTCACCATCGCCGCCACCTCGGTCGGGGTGCAGAGCACCATGAAGACCTGGCCGTGGTTCCCCAGGGCGACCAGCTCGTCCATCGCGGCCTTCAGTCCCTTGACCTTCACGCAGTCCAACTCCGAGGGGGTCCCGTTGCCTCCCAGGAGAGCCGCCTGTACGCTGGCGCCAACGGTGCTGAAGTTGCGGTTCAGGCACTGCTTCAGCGTGAGCGATGCGCCTCCGACTTCCGTCGAGTCGATTTCCAGAATGTCGACAATGATGGCGTTACCCTCCCGGCAACAGTGTTGCCTCGAAAAAGTTGGGGCGGAAGCGGGCGCCGTGAGGATGAGTCAACGGTGCCGCGGCGAAGACTCCCTTCACGGGAGGCTGACACGAGTGGGTCGGGGAGTGTTTAGCTTCCCGATACTCGCACGGAGGATGGCCGTGCCGCGCGGTCTATCCCGCCCCTTGCTGTCGAGAATGTGTCGAATCGCGGGGAGAGTCAAGTGCGCGACCGCTCCGCGTTGGTCTTCTTCACCTGCCGGTAGAGAGCCACGAGGGCCTGCTGCTGGCGGTTGGCCTTGTAGCCGTGTTCGATCTCGATCTCGACTGTCTCGGCCACATTCAACGCCTCGCTTACGGACATGCTCATTCCTCGATCTCCTCCGGTTCCTCTCGGAACGCCTGTATGTCGTCACGCACGATGACCCCGGACTTCAGAGCCCGCAGGTCCTCGCCAACGGCGAATGCGCGCGCGATGTCGCTGTAGCTGAAAAGCTGGGCGTCCGGCTCGACGAACTCCCCGCACTGCTCTTGGCGGTACTGTTGCTGGCCGAGGTTCTTGAGCTGGACGTTGAGCTGGTGGTCGAGGTTGCGGTGCCGGGGGGAGTAGTAGCCGATGATCCCCTTCGTCTCCTGCTCCGCGGAGAACTCCTCCTCGGTCTGCATCATCTCAAGGGAGGTCCCGCTGGTCGGGGTGTAGGGCGAGCGCACGTAGTACCGCTCCCAGGATCGGTCGTGGAAGACGCGGAAGAAAAATCCGGTCCTTCCGTTCGGAGTGGAGGGGACGAGGAGCTCGCATTCCTCGTTCGAGGTCAACATGGGGATGATCCCGCTGGTGATCGCCACGTCCTCGACGCGGGATGCCTCATCGACGATGATTACCGAGGGCTTGCTTCTGCCGCGGGCGGACTTCTCGGTGGTGCAGAGGACCTCGATGCGGCTCTCGTCTTCGGTGACCACCAGGGAGTCGGATTCCCGGATGAGCTTGGGGTAGGTGGGGTCGCGCGCCATGCACGCCTTGATCTTCAGCATGTCGTCGGTGGCTTGGTCCTCGGTGGCGGCCAGGACGAGGATCCGCGATCCCGGCTTGTACTTGGCCGTGTGCGTCGGCACCACGGCGATGATGCTGGACTTCCCCGCCTGCCGGGCGCAGTTCAGGCACTTGAACTTGTGAGTCGATGCCAGGAGGCGGCGCTGCCAAGCGAAAAGGACGAAGCCGGCCACGAGCTTCGCGTAGCGCACGCGGTCCATCGCGTACACCGCGTCCATGTAGCTGCGGTGGTCGAGCTTCACTGGTCATCGCTTTCGTGGGTGTAGTCGTCAACGTCGCGGACCGCAAGCGCCTGCTCGTGCATGAAAACGTGCGAGAGCATTCCGAGTCGCTCTACCCGGGAGCACGAGAAACTCTGGCACACCGCACCCTCTTCGTCGAGGTAGATGATGAGGCACGCCTTCATTTTCCCCGAGCGCATGAGGGCGTCGGAGATGATCTCCCCGCAGCTCTGCGCGTTCGTCTTCTTGGGTTCGTCGCTCATCTGGGCGGCTGGAAGGCGGCGACGGTGCGGAAGAGGATAGCCAACTCGGGAGGGTCGGTCTCGATGAGGGGGAAGCACTTTGTGTAGGTCCCTCCGGGGAGCTCTATCCCCTCGAATGGCTTCAGGTGACGAACGCGCCACTGCCAGTAACGGTCACGTAGTTTCATCGGGGGTTGCCTCCAAGGCCAGGGCCTTTTGCTCGAACATGGCGACAATGGTTTCCTTGGCGTCAGGGATCGCTTCAAGGGCTCGGAGAGCCTCGGGGAATTGCGCCAACACCTTGAGCATGTTGGTCTGATACTCCATGAGCGCCCTCAGAATGTCAGACATCACGAATGACCAGATTTGGGTGCGGCTGATGTTGATCTTCACTTCCCCGCCCATCTTCTGGAGGTAGGCCACGCGGTCGATAACCTCCATCGCCAGGCGCATCGCGTCGTGGTACAGGCGGCGGGTGTCGTCGCGCTTGACGGTGAACTCGAAGGCGGACTTCCCGCTCTCGGCCATCTGCGCGATGAGGACGGAGAGCTGGGTGGTCTTTCTCCGTGTGATGGGCGCGCCGGCCTTGGTGACCTCTCCGGTGTCCTGGTCGTAGTGGGCCACGACCTCCTCGGCCTGGAGGCCCATCCAGATTTTGGTGGGGTCGTTGGGGTCCTTCAGGTACTCCTCGAAGGCGGTGATGTTCCGCGCCGCCCGGTCGGCCATCTCCTCCAGCTTGGTGAGGAGTCCGTCCACGGTGCGCATCCCGCGCGCAGCGCGCCGCTGGGCAAGGACCTCGGCAACCCACTTCTGGCGGTACTGGCGGACAGTTCCCGCGGAGATCCCGTGGCGGCGTCCAATTTGCGCATCAGTTCCGCGGTCGTCCTCGATGTCCTTGAGGATGGCGGCCCTCCGCGGGTGGGTGTCGATGACGGTGGCCTGGGGGGCGCGAAGGTGGCGGGAGGGGGTGCTCATGTTGGGTATTCCATGAACCAAGTTCCCGGTCCGAAGGCAAACGTCACTTTGTTCCTGAAGCGACGCGGAACCCTGAACATCTTTGCCTTTTTCTTGGTGATCTCCCACGGGAACTTTCCCGTCCGCGAATACATGGCGTTCGCCGAGTCCATTGCATCTCTCATGGCGGCCTTGAAGCCATCTACGGGCTTCCCGCCCCCGGGCTCTCTACCGTCCTTCCTGATAAGTGCGGCGATGGTGACACTCATCCCCGGATCCTCCTCTCCTGCTTGTACATCTCCCGCCAGTCGGGGTGGGGATCGACGAGGAAGTCGCCAAGCCAGTTCTGCGGCCTCGGGTCTCCCTTCAGGTATACGTCGAATCGCTCCCCCTTCAGAGGAGTCACCTTCATCCCGAGGAAAGCCGTCACGTCCTCGAACTTCATCCCGTACTTGGCGGCGAACTCGAATCGCAGATAGTCAACGGCCGTCTGATATCCGAAGCGAATGTGATCGACCTCCCTGCCCATTTCGCGCAAGGCGAGGCACTTCCTCTTGATGCAGTAGACCATGAAGTCGGGTTCTTCTCTCATCGGGTGAGCCTCGCAAGGTCGATGAGCTTGGACAGGACGAAGCGGGTCATCTTCAGGTCCCAGGAGGCGTCGTGGGCGCCGGCGGTGTCCATCCCGAAGTGGCGGGCAAGGTCGGTGAGTTTCGCGTCGGCAAGGGGTACGTCCACGCCCATGTAGGCCAGCGCTGCCAGAAGCGACGAGGGATCCAGCGCGGCGAAGTGGAACCAACTCCCGAAGTAGTCGTCGTGCTGGTCCCTCCAGAGTGTGCGCAGGAAGGGAATGTCGAACCCCCGCACGTTGTACCCGCCGGCCATGAACTTGTCGTGGTGGTCGTACTTCTGGACGTACTGGCCGAAGATGTCCAGCAGGGCGTAGTACATCTCCCTCGGCGGGGGGAAGCCCAGGAGCTGCCCGCGGCTGAAGTGGTTGATGTTCAGGGCCGAGTCGTCGATGGCCTTGCCCTCACAGGAGGAGCGCAGTTCTCCCGAGGCCACTTCCTGGCCGTCGATCTCCACGGCGTAGGACAGGCTGATGATGCCGTGGTGCGCGGGGTCGAGGCCGCTCGTTTCCAAATCCATCCAGAAAATCTTCATGTCATCCTCCTGTCAGTCATGGGTGTCTCCCGCCGCCGCCCGCTTCCCGTCGTGCAGGGGAAGCTCCTTCTTTGCCGAAGCCTCCTCCAGCTTGTGACTCTCCGCGTGAACCTGAATCCTCATGGCGAATATCTCATGGACTCCCGGTGGAACTCTGAACGTAGACGGGTGCTCCTGAAGAACGACCTGGCGTAGCGCGTCAATCCACCTGTCATTCTTCTTGTTGGCATCCAGCCAGATTTCAACCTCCCGTTTCATCGCCTGGGTGTACTTTCCGTAGACCGCCTCAGCCCACGCCGTGAACTGCTGTGCTGTCATTACGCGGGCCCTCCCTCGATTATCTCTCTTACCGCAGGATCAAGCTCATCTTGGCGCATCGACTCCAGAACCCTGTCCCAGATACTCACCGTGTTCAGAGTGCTGGGCGTGAACGGCTGTCCCGCCCAGAACCTGTCTCTCGACTGCTTCAACTTCCAGAAGGCGTCGATCACCGCAGCAACTACCTCCTCAGCATTCTCCTTGTCCCTGGCTTTGGCCCTCTTGATGATCTGCTTGATCGACGCTCCCTCACGAGCGTAGTCGGTGAACTTATTCCCGTTCTGGCTCAGGAACGCCTGCTCAACCTTGTGGTACAACTCCCCATCCTCTCCTATAGTCTCCCGAGTTATCTTCTCTTTCTTCGAAGAAAGAGAATTAGGAAGTTCAGTATAAGATAAGGTGTCGCGAGGACTCGTCGAGGACTCGTCGAATGATCCAGGAGTTGTAGTCGAATCATTGGTTTTGGACACACTGAGCTTTTTTGTATTCGACGAACGCTCGACGAGTAATCGACGAGTAATCGACGATAGATCAGCGAGGACTTCTACCGTAGAATCGTCTATCCCTGGAATGGTTGATGGAGTGGGTCTGTCTATTCTCTGGTAGCGAAACCAATTAGGATGCCATAGATAGGCATAGCTATCATCCCTGTAAACCACCACCAGACCGGACCTGGCTATTTGCTCAAGATCAACACCCACCATTTTCTCGCTGAAGTTGTCGCACGGATGAACCCTGGCTCTGAAAAGAGGCAGTGATACCTTCACCCGTCCATCGTCGTCAGCTTGTGATATCAGGTAGATGTACAACTTGAACTGAGAATCGGTCAGCTCCATCACCTGCTGACTATCCCATATCCTCGGATCAATCATCCGTTTCCTTGCCACCAAGATTCCTTTCCAAGACGACGGGCAGCACAACGCGCCAGGTGATTAGGTCTGGCATCCCCAGAAGGAAGGACTGTTGAACTGCCCGTGATCTTGACCCTCTGTTTGCGTCGTCAATCACACGACTCGCATAGTGAACCACCGCAGAATCCAGTTGTCAAGAAGAATCTTTCGAAATCGTCTCCCCTCCTGGTCACGTAACTCGCACACGGACGAGGGGAAGCAGGGAGAGGGTAAGGGCGCGCGCGGACCCCAGCGGACCCCGCCTCGCCCTGGGCGCGGGTCCTTCTGGGAGAATCGACGTGGGGGGGGGCGTGCCCTGTCTACGTGTTCTGTGCCTGCTCTGTGAGATTCCCTTGACTCGTGCAACGTAACAGTAATTAGGTGATTATTGCCATAGGCAGACTATGTATGCGTGATAGCGCTCACTTGTCCATCATAGCGCACGCATCCACGAGCCAGCACGGGCGACGACGACCCGGTATGTCACTGTGATAGCATCACTGTGAGTCTATCTACTTCTGCCCTGAGTCTTGCGTTCTCCGCGAGGAGCTGTCCGATGATCTTTGACTCTTCGCTGTTGTGCTTGAACGTTGCCCATTCGAGGTTGTCGAGCCGATTGTTCAGCTTGTTGTTGTCGATGTGATGGACTACGCATCCTTCTTGAACACCCTTGAATGCCTTGAGCACCAAGGTATGGACATGCACCGAATTGGTCCGCCTCTTTCCTGATTTTGTCCTAACCATTCCCAGCGACACCCGAAGGTATCTTCCCATCATCGAGCCTTTGACTATCCTGGATTTTCCACGGATCACGCTCTTGACCCTTCCGATAGAGCTCACCCAATAGTCAGCACCTCGCGGGTCAGTGTGCTCCTTGATCTGGCGCCATTCTTCTCTCATGTTGTGCAACGTATCATATGGCTACACTTACGTATAGTAGTATCTGAAAAATCTTCGGGTTTTCGTCAGATTATTGACAATCGTGCTTGACATATACCCAACACCGTGCGATACTTTAGACACGGAGGATGAAGAGGATGAATACAACATTTTGGATGGGCGACACGATGGTCACGATCAAGGCACGGGACGATGCGGAGATCGTCAAGGCACTACGGGAGATCGTGGAGCGGAGAGACGATCGGTACACGGCGCAGTACGTGCGCAACTCGGAAAAGGATGGAGACTGAGATGAAACCAGCCTACGCTACCATTTCCCATGATGCGGGCCGGTTCGGATGGACGGGATACGCCGAGCCGACCGGACAGCCGGGGTGTTTCTCAACGGGCAACAGTGAAGGGTACAGCGCCGAGCAATCATTTCATGATCTCTCCTCGGCTCTCCCGTTGATCCGGTTCGATGCGGCCGACCTTGACTCGGTATGGGCAGTGATCCGGATGCACGACAATTGGCGGATTGAGAACGTTGATCCGCAGTACCATCACGCAAAGCCGGTCACTCTGGACGATTTCTTGACTATGGTCCGGGCCGCCGGGGTGCCAGTGGAAACAATCGGCGAGTACATGGCCAGAAAGGCCGGGAGGAAATAGCGATGAACGCAATCGTTCCGCCGTTCTGTCACTATGAAATCTGCCGGGATGGCAAGATGGAACTTTGCGGCGCCGATGCTCCGGACGTCCTGGACGAATCGGGCAAGGTGAGGTGTACCGGGCTATGCGCCGAACATGCGGAATTTGTCATGGATTCAACGCGCGGCCCGTTCACGGCGAGCAAGAAGGCTCACCCGGCCGGGTTCAATTGGTTGAGCAAGGCCCGGACTGCATACGGTATCAAACCTTTCTCTATGGGCAAGCCGAGCGATGCGGGGAAGCCGGCGCACAATCCATGCACTGCGGCCGAGTCTGCCGCATGGATTGCCAAGATGCCGAGATACAACGATGGCGGCGAGCCGGTGCGCACGGTGGAAATGATCGAAGCACGATATCAGGAGATCATAGCGGCCGAAGGCAATGGAACCGAGCCGGCTACCGTGTTCACGGTGGAAGGTTTGAACGGATTCACGGCGCACACTGTACCGAGCACGCCGGAGCCGGAGCCGGTTGACTTTGCAGCTCTTGAAAAGGAAATCCACGAGAACGTATCAGCCGGGCTCTCCGAACCGGCGCCCATCGCCCAGGATGACGGGCCGGCCGCCGATTACACCCGGGAGGAGATAGAAGCCGCGTGCGTTCGGCTCATGGAAGAGCGGGACACCTACCGGGGGACCGGGATCCCGGGCGTGCTCTGGAATGTCGGTTTCCGGATCGTGTACCAGAAGCGCGCCGGCAGTGACGCACAGATAGCATTCATCCGGGCACTGATTGCCAAGAAGCCGGAGAAGTACGCTCCGCTTCTGGTGTAGGCCGAAACGGCCGGGCGCTCCCCGCGCGCCGGGCCGTCAGCCCGTGTTACGGGCTCTGATGAGGCCGAGAGCGCGTGGGCAGTCGGTCCGGATGACACCGTGGAGAACGCGGAGCGGTGGGTACGCGCCAGGGGAGACGCAAAGCGCGTGCGCGTGGTCTACGATTCGCCCCGGCGCTACCGGCCGAGAAGGGCCGCGCACTTTCACGTCTACGTCTGGACGCCGAGATAGGGATGAGCCTTTCGGCTCATGGGCCGGGCTCCGGGGCAGACCGAGCCGGGGCCGGCCAGAGCTGCGGGCGACGAAGGGCGCCGAGCACAACGGAGGTTTGGGGAATGGAGAAGAAAACGGTATTGACAGGGTTTGCCATCGTGGTCTGTGACCGGGGATTTGTCTACGTAGGGCAGATAACCCATGACGGAGAGTTTGCCGTTATCGAGGGAGCGCGCAACATCCGTTTTTGGGGAACAACGGCCGGCCTGGGGGAGCTGGCGCTTAACGGCCCGACGAGCAAAACAAAGCTCGACCTAGTGGGGATTGTGCGCGTGCCGGCGCGTGCAATCATCAACATCATCGACACCGAGGCCACGAAATGGCCGCCCTCGAAATAACACTCGACGGCGACGGCTCCGGCTCCGGCTCCGGCGACGGCTCCGGCTACGGCTACGGCTCCGGCTACGGCTCCGGCTACGGCGACGGCTCCGGCGACGGCTACGGCTACGGCTCCGGCTCCGGCGACGGCTCCGGCGACGGCTACGGCTACGGCTACGGCTCCGGCTCCGGCTCCGGCTCCGGCGACAGCTCCGGCTCCGGCTACGGCTCCGGCTACGGCGACGGCGACGGATCTTAGAACATCAGCACGTCCCGGCGGCAGACTGAGGCCGGGCGTGCCATCGAGCGCGGACACTACAGGGTGTCGGCTCACGGAGGATGGCAATGGTCAAGATCGTGATCGTTCTGCGGGGTGGATTGGTCGAGCAGGTAATAGCGGACGGGGAGAACGTCGAATACATTGTGGCCGATCTGGACACGGAAGGCGCCGGCGACGATGAGATCAGTCAAGTTTTCGACGATTCAGAGGACGCCGTTCTCTCCGGAGGGACGGCGGATTTTGCGGCCGGCACGGTGGGGGACGTTTGGAACGTCTTTTCCGCTGAGATCGCGGAGGCCGAACGTGCAGGCGCGTGAGTGGCAAGCCGAGTGGCAGGCAGGCATGGAGCGCGACGAGCGCGGCATCTGCGCCTGCCGGCAGGTCGTGCTCATCGGGGAGCTGGCAGAGCTCCAGAGTAAGCACCGGATCCGCCGGGCGTGGAAGGCGGTCAAGAAGGCGCTGGCCGGGCTTGCGCAGTGGTGGCGGGCGTACTGCGCGGCGCAGCGGTTCTACGACGAGCAGAGAAAGGGGCGCCTGGGATGATTGAGCGCTGGTGCGCGTGGCACAAGCCGGCCCCGATCATGTTCGCGCATTACGGGGACGGTAGGAAGAAGGTCAGCCGGACGCACGGGATATGCCCGAAGTGCCTCCCGCGCGTCTTGGCAGAGCTGAACGAAAGAGCCCGGAAAGGCTACTGGTACGGGCTGGAAAGGGGGGAGGCATGACAACCAAGCGAGATGAGTACGGGTTTCCGGAGAATCTGCCCACAACGTTCATTTGCTCGCACTGCGGGCAGGAGGTTGATATCAACCAAGAGGGAGACCCGCGCCTTGAATACGGCATGATGGTTGACTGCCCGAATTGCGGAACAGTCTCGAAGCTCTCCCATGAGTAGCTTGGCCATCGTGCGCCCGGAGGCCGGGATTGCCCCCCCGGCCCTCCTGGAGGTCTCAGGTAGAAGCGTGGAAACGACCACGCACTACCGGCGGGCAGCCGCGGCGTGGATCGCCTGGGCGAAGGGCCGGCCGTTGACCGCGCACCTGTTCGCGGCATGGATCGACGCCGAGCGCAGGAAGGGTGTGAGCACGGCAAAGCTCCGCGTGGAGCTGTTCGGCGTGAAGGCGGCCATCATGCAGGCAGGGGAAAAGGCCGGGATGAGCGCGCGCGAGCTCGCCGGCATGAAGGCGGCCCTGGACTCCATCCCGATCCCGAAGGCGCAGAAGGTGCCGGACATCGCGGTCGTGGACGGCCGGGAGCGCCATGCCCTGATCGCAGCTCTATCCCCCCGCATGTCCTTGGTCGTGCGCTTCCTGTACGCCACCGCGGCCCGCGTCAGTGAGGCGATCGGCGTCCGGGAGACCGACATCAAGGTCATGGAGAAGTCGGCGCGCGTGCGGCTCCAGGGCAAGGGCAGGAAGGAGCGAACCGTCACGATCCCACTTGACCTGCTGGTGGAGATCAACGCGGAGTTCCACAGTCTGCGGCGCGTGTTCCTCTTCGAGGGCAGGCCGGGCAAAGCGTACTGCCGAAGCCATATCAGCCGGGCCATCGGGGAGTGCGCGAAGGCCGAGATCGGCCGGCAGATCGGCGCCCACGTCCTGCGCCATTCCCGGGCCACGGACCTGTTCGCCAAGAGCAGGAACCTCAAGGGAGTGTCCGAGATGCTCGGGCATTCAAGTATCGAAGTCACCGCCCGCTACTACGTGCGTTCCACGTTGAGCGAGGACGATCTCTGGAAGGGAGAAGATATCTGATGGGTGAGACAACTTGGAAAAGCGACCTGAAAGACGTGTCCTGGCTGAAGGAGCCGGAGGCAATCCTGATTGGATGGCGAGGGTCGATAGCCCACGGGATGTACGTCCCGAAAAATGACCCCAACAGCATCGACGACAAAGACATCCTCGCCGTTGTCATTCCCGGGCCTGAGTTCTATTTCGGCCTGAAGGATTGGGGAAGCCGGGGCGTCAAAGAACTGATGCGCAACGAATGGGATTGCGTCGGCTACGAGCTGAAGAAGTTCGTTTCCCTGCTGTGCAAGGGAAATCCGAACGTCCTGGGGATGCTCTGGCTTTCCCGCGAGGACTATATGCTCCTTTCTGATGCAGGAAAAACCCTCATCGAGAACCGAAAGCTATTCGCAACCCGGCAGGCATATCACTCCTTCGCTGGGTACGCCCACGGCCAGCTCCACCGAATGACGCACATGGCCTTCGAGGGCTACATGGGAGAGAAGAGAAAGGCGCTGGTGGAAAAGCACGGGTACGACACAAAAAACGCGGCCCACCTGATCCGGCTTCTTCGCATGGGAATCGAGTTCATGACCGAGGGCGAGCTGCACGTCAAGCGCCAGGATGCAACACAGCTCCTTGAGATCAAACGGGGGGAATGGACACTGGAGCGGGTGAAGTCGGAGGCAGACCGTCTCTTTGCCTTGGCAGAGGAGAGCTACGTTCGCTCGCCCCTCCCGGCAGACATCGACCATGACAAGGTAAACGGGATGCTGGCCGACATTCTGAGGAGTTCCCTGTGAGGGCCCCCACGAAGGCGCAGATCCGGGCCAGCAGGAGGAACGGGAGGAAGCCCGTCAAGGAGGGAAGCCGGCCCCGCGGTCGCCCCCGGGGGCCGCAGCCGTGGCTGGAGCTGGGCATCACCAGGCAGGCGTGGCACGTAAGGCGGAAGAAGGAGGCAGGGAAGTGAAGATCGAGATCCCGGACGCCAAGGCGCGTATGCTCGCGCTCTTGCTCCACCGTCTCACATGGGAGGACGTGATGAGGCGTGCGGAGAGCAAACAGCAGTGCGAGGACATGCTGATTGCCGCAGAATGGGCTCGGCAGGAGATTGGGAGGGCGGGCGGTAGGGATAAAACTGCCCCGTAGGGCCTCAAGGAGGGTCGCCAAGCGATCCGGCGCCCCTCTGCCGTGTCATTTTACCTCGGTGAAGTTTATGTCAGGGTAGCGGGTCAAAAGCATCTGGAGCTTTGCGCGGTAGAGGGGGGTGGAAACCCCTTTGACATCCTCCACCACGAGCTCCCCGAAGATGTGCGGTCCCGTGGCCTTGGGGACGGTGCGGTAGCGGAAGTCGGCGCGGTACTTCACCCCTCGAAACTTCTTCCCCTTGTACACAAAAGGATACACAAGCACGTACTCCGGCTGGAGCTCGATGTCCCGGATCTCCCCCGCCTTCTCCATCCACTTCAGCTCCTGATATCTCTTCATTTCGGCGCGGGAGTCGAAGACGATGCCGTCCATCGTGCGGTCGGCCTTCTTCGCCACCCCGTACTTGGAGCGCACCACGTCGGCGCCGCCGTACCTGTCTCTCGCGCTGATGCCATTACCACGCACGCCACGCCCTCACTTTGTCAATGTCCCTCGCGTGCGGCTTCGGAAGGTACTCGATGGGGATCCCCGACGAGGAGTGGAAGCGGTACGTCATCCTCCCGCCGGCCAGCTCGATGCACAGGTGCGCCCGCAGCTTCATCGGCGTAACCCCGTTCATGGGAGGGACCACGACTTCCAGCATATCTTTGGAGATCGCCTTCCTGGACATGCTGAACTCCGCGGCCTCCCGCCAGTCGTCGAAGTCGTAGACGGTCCCCGAGAGCGGCCCCCCGTCCCCCTTGATGCGGCCGATGTTGCGCTTCACGAGGCTTCCTCGAACCACACGCTGTTGAACGATTTCCCGGGAAAGTCCTTCAGAAATACCTTGGTGTGCCATGTGTGCTGTTCAACACGGAGCACATCATAGGTTGCTCCAACGACAAGGAGTCCCCGGGGATCCGAGTGGCCTCCCCAAGGATATTTCATTTCTTCCATCACAAATCCCCCTTAAACAATAGAACCGTTGCTAATTCTCCAATCCTCAGCCTCTTTGCGAGTCAGGAAGAAGTGAATCCCATGCGAGCATTCAACACGGATGTCGTCGTCGAAGGAGTCAGAGCGAACTATCTCTCCCACCACGTACCGCGTTGAAGGTCCATTTCCGCATCCATTCGATTCTACCGGCTCCCCGCCTTCGATGGAGATAACGCGCACAAACTCTGCTCGGCACTTACGGCCGATAAGGGAACCGATTCGCTTTGACTCTGGCGGGATAGCGAGCTTTACGAGCTTATCCTGCACCTTTTTCCATACGATCAATTCTCCTTCATCGGGTATGCCAAATCCAGTAAGCTTCGCGCTGCGGAGGTCCGCGCTGCGGAGGTCCGCGCCGTAGAGGTCCGCGCTGCGGAGGTCCGCGCTGCTTAGGTCCGCGCTGCGGAGGTCCGCGCTGCGGAGGTCCGCGCCGTAGAGGTCCGCGCTGCGGAGGTCCGCGCTGCTTAGGTTCGCGCTGCGGAGGTCCGCGCTGCTTAGGTCCGCGCTGCGGAGGTCCGCGCTGCGGAGGTCCGCGCCGTAGAGGTTCGCGCTGCGGAGGTCCGCGCTGCGGAGGTCCGCGCCGTAGAGGTCCGCGCCGTAGAGGTTCGCGCTGCGGAGGTCCGCGCTGCGGAGGTCCGCGCTGCTTAGGTTCGCGCTGCGGAGGTTCGCGCCGTAGAGGTCCGCGCCGTAGAGGTCCGCGCCGTAGAGGTTCGCGCTGCGGAGGTCCGCGCTGCGGAGGTCCGCGCTGCTTAGGTTCGCGCTGCGGAGGTCCGCGCGTTCTCCTCCTTCTCCTTTTAGCCACTTCGCATGTTCTTCAAGAATCTTTTTCATCTCATCAATCGTGTAGGTTTTCATTTGCTCCTCCTCCTTGAAACAGTTCGGGAGATTCGAACATGTTCTCTCGCTGGGCCATCAATAGGATATTCAAGACCCTCAAACTCCCCATCGCATTGCCAAGTCATGCCCCTGCCCCTCGGTGCCAGCGGTACCAACCTTGTCTATCTCTGCCATGCCATCCATGGCGCGGTTGTATGCGGTAGCATCGCTCTGGCAGCAGGCGGCGATCTGAGCGAACAGCCTGTGCAGATAAACGAGGTCGACAGCGGAGGCGGGTGGGGATACCGGTATGTCGGGATTCAGTTTCGTATACAGCCACTGGTAGTCGTGGCGAAGCGCATACATGATCCGTCTCGCCATCTCACGGCCTATCTCCTCACCGTCGCTATTGAAGGTCAGACGGGCGATCACGTCCTCGGGTGGTAACGGCTTCCCTTCCTCCCGAGCCTCGGCCAGTAGGGCGCGGAGATCGTCCTCAACTTCGGAGGCGCTTCGCATTTGCCTAAGCACCCGCAATCCACGGTACTTATCAGCCAGCGCCTCCAGCCTCTCGGCGGGAACCGATGCGTTACTCATCTCATCCTCCTCCACAGGTACAGCGCCAGGCTGTCCCGTTTTCTCTCCACCGTCTTCCCCCACGCAATCGAGTAGGCACCGGGGAAGTCGCCCCCGTTGTAGTGGCTCACCTTCGTCGAGAGGTCACGGCCCGCGCAGTCCCGCAATATCTCCGCTCCCTTGGCGATATGAAGCAGCAGGTTCCCCCTGTACTGCTCGTGCCACTCGTTGTCGATCTGCCAGAGCCCGAAGCTGGTGTGACCCCGGGGCTCCACGCGCAGCGCCCTTGGGTTGAACTGGCTCTCGCACTCCACCACAGAAACACCGTCGAGTCCTGACATCCAGTAGACCTCGGCTACCAGGTTGGGGTCTCGATGGAGGAGCGCCGCGAGTAGGAGAGCGCATTCAATCATCGGCCCGCCGAGGAGTCTCGAACTCCCACCTCTGGATCCACAGTCCAGTGTGCTACCTATTGCACCACGACCGGCAAGAAAGGGCTGGAGATTCCTCGATTCGACCGACAGGTCCGTGGTTTTACGATGCGCCAACGATCCACGGCTTACTGTCATCGTCTGGGTTGCCCCAGCCCCTGGGTTGCCGGAACCCGTCAGTTGACCAGCCCCGGCTCGCCCCAAACACCATTAAGCCTTCACTGGCTTTTGGGTTCTACTCTGTGAAGCCGAGTCCCTCCTGGCCCTCGTCATCCTCGCCCGGCTCCCGCTCTCCGCTCTCCGCGTCCAGCTTGCCCTTCTCGGGTGCGCCCTTCTGCCCTCGGTTGAACACGCCACCGAATGGTCCGCGCGCCCCCTGCGCCTTCTCCTGCACGGAGGCGCGAACGTCCTGCGCCCCCTCCTTCTTCTTCACGGGGAAGTATTCCTCGGGCTTCCTGCCCTCGGTGTCGATCGCCGTGTAGATTCGGCCCATCGCCAGGATCTCCGCGTTGCTCATGTCCTCGGCCTTGTGCTTCAGGTAGGCTTCCAGCCTCTGGCGGTCCACGCCCACCTTCTCGAAGGTGGCGATGAGGCTCTTGATGATCTCGGCCTTCGGGCGCCCGCTCTTGGTGAGCTCGGCCTCCTGGGTCTTCTCGCACTCGTCAACGGCCATCTCCACCACGTCCACGGGTATCGCGGCCAGGATGCACGCCCTCATCCTTCGGGCTGCCTGGTTGGCGTTGTTCTCGTAGATGTCACGGGGGTCCACCAGCCTCTTCGTTCCCTCCCGGGTGTACCTGACGTGCGGGACATCGAAGATGCGCTCGAACCTGGAGTTGGTCTCCACGTCCCACGCATAGGTCTGGATCGTGGACTTCTGCCCGTCGCTGGAAAGCTCCCGCCACCCGGACTGGAAGTTCCCCCACGACTGCGCGAGGGCCTCGGCACAGCGTATGCTCGGCCCTGTCACCGTCTGCCCTCCCTTTGGGTAGGCATAGATGGCCTTCTCCGCGAGGGAGGGGCGCCGGCACATGGCCCGGATGCGCTCCACCGCTGCGGCCTGGTCCCTGGGGTTGGCCATTGCGACGGTGATCGCCCCCTTGACCTCGGCGATGGCCCGCTCGGCCTCCGTGTTCGCCGCGGCCCCCACGGCCTTCACGGGGGAGGAGAACCCTCCCCCCTTCACGACTGCTGTCTGTTCGCTGCTCATGCCACCACCGTCTTCTCGGGCATCGCCGCGTTCAGCCACGCCTTGATTGCGACGATTGCCTTGATCTGCCACGCCCCACCGTCCGCCTCGAACAGCGCGCACTCCGGCGGATCCTCTTCGTCTCCACCCTTCACGCGGAAGAGGAAAGAGCTGATCGGCTGCGGAAGCTCGTTGAAGCTGCGGAACGGAGCGAGGTCCACGCGCGGCCTGATGTCCACCGATTCCTTCAAGGCCACGCCCTTCTTCACGGTGACCACCTGCGTCACCCCGTCGTCCTCCCTGGTGATCTCCTTTCCGGCAACGATTCGGCTGCACAGCTTCAGGAGGTAGTCCCGGTCGGGCGTCGGCTCGAACATGGTCTGGAGGCAGATGACGAACTGATCGGCCTCCATGTACTGCCCGAAGGAGAACTGTTTCCGGTCCGGCGGCTTCACGGTGAGCATCTTGCTCCGCTTCAGGTACGGACCGTCTGCGGGTCCCCGGACGCTGACGACCGTTGGCGACTCGACGTGCAGGATCACGGGGATCTCGTCGAGAACCTTCGAATCGACATCCGATTCGAGGTAGTCCTTGATCGCTGTGAGCGTGAACGCGCTGATCGCCTCTGGCCTCGGGTCGTGCGCGACCAAGTGAAGCTGGTCCCGGGAGAACTGCTTCCCATCCACCGTGAGGAGTGTCGGCGCTCCGAGAGCGACGATCTCTGTTGCTACGCCCTTCTCCATCAGTTTCCTCCTGCCTTCGGCATGGGTGTGACGTTGAGAGGAAGCTGCGGCTGCTTCACTTCCTCCTCGAATGCGACCAGCTCACCGGCCTCCTGGCCGATGTGAGCGTGGGTCTCGTAACCCTTGTACTTGGCGAGCTTGGCGTCCGCGCTGATCTCCAGCGTGGCGTAGTCGCGCGCCTCGTTGGGGTGGATCTTCACCGTCAGCACGATGGTCCGCGCCGCCTTGTACGGGGTGTTCACGTCGGCGATGTTGTCCAAGACTTCTTTCATCTTGGCATCGAACAGCTCCGACGCGGCTCCCGATCCGAGAGTCGATAGGGCGACTCTCTTGACCTCAGTCTTCATGGTCCCTCCTCCGTTACTTCTGTTTCGAGAGCCGCAGCTCCCGTGTCGGCTTCACGTCGAATGCTTCAACGTGATAGCCGTCTTTCGACTTCCATGTGCAGAGCTTCACCGAACCCGCCATGAGGGTGTCCCCGTTGTCCCCGATGGCGAGCTTCAGAACCAGGGCAAGCTCCTTGTCCTTCTCTTCGAGACGCTTCTGCGCAGCACGCACCAGACCGATTCTCCTGCGGGCTTCCTTGGCAACCTCGTCCGCCTGCACTTCCCCCTCGTGTGACAGCGGCCACCGGCGGTTGGCCTCCTCGGCCGTCTCGGGAGGAGGAAGCTCCCCGCGCTCCACGTACTGCCACACGCGGTCGTACTCCAGACGGATCATGGCCTCGATGAACGCCTCGTCGCGCTTCACCGTGTAGATCAGGAGCCGCTGGCCCCCGAAGAGAACGGGTATGTCGGCGAAAAGACGGTCCGAAACCGCGAGGTTGTGTTGAACTTGGGAGAAATATTCCGGTGGAACCTCGTCGGTCCCCGGCTCGCCCCACTCCACTTCCTTGCTGGCCTTGGTGGTCTTGGCCTCGATGATCCCGCTCTCGTTGATGATGATGCGGTCCAGGTGCGCGCCCATCCACGGGTACTTCGGGTGACGGAGGAGCCGCGGGACACGGCGCACCTTCCGGCCGGTCCTCCTCATGTACTCCTGGCAGACCACGGCCTCCAGGATGGTCCCGAAGTACACGTCCTCCCGGGTGGAAAGGTCGTCGGGGGGGCGAACCCCCAGCTTCTCCTCGGCCAGCGAGTAGCTATCGCCCCACCGACTCTCGTTCAGCGCCTTCGCGGCGTCGCTCCCCCCGATGTATGTCCGCCTCTCCTCGGGTGACATCCCCGGCATGACGGCCAGTGCGGTCTCGGGGACCGTGACGTGGACCAGCTCGGGAAGTTCATCGTCGGGGACAAGCTCGATGCTGCTCATTCGTGTCCCTTTCCGGCGTCGTCCTTCTCGATGGTCTTCTTGAAGTATCCACGGAGGGAGACGTGGTAGATCACCACGCCCTCGGGATTCATGAATCCAGGCGCCGCGGAGCTTCCCTTCTCGGCAAGGTCCTGAACGACGGCCGCTATCTCCAGCGTGCTGAAAATGCCAGTGTAGAGAATGGGTACCACGTCGCAACACGCGGGCCGCGTCTCGATCCACTTCGACGTGTTGAACAGGGAGAATCTCTTCCTCTCCTGATCGTAGCGGCGCTGGATTCCCAGACCCCACCACTCCCCGAAGTGGCGGCCGACGCCGAGTCCAGTGCGAAGCTCCTCCGCGTGCTCGGCTACCCAACGTGCAAACCCGAAGTTGTCGGCCTCGGGAGTGATCCATTGGGTGCGGCTCCCAGCAATCACTCGTCCGTCCTCCATGACGAGTACGCACCCGTTGGTACCGTCGATCTTCTCCGTCACCACGCAATCGCGCGAGAGACGAGGGATCTTCGGAAACTCCTCGAACTCAGGAACCACAACGACATCGCTCATCCCCTGGCCCTCCTCTGCAAGTCTATTTCCCCCGGAGTCTCCTCCAGAATCTCTTTCATGGCAACCGAGGCCAGCACCATCAGAACGGCCCCGGGGAGCTTACCCTCGTTGAGCATGTCCACCATGATCCGCGCAACGTCGGCCTTCTCACCCACGGCCTGCTCCCGGGCGCGAATCTGGATGTCGGCGATGTGCTCGGCCATCTTCTGCGTGCTCATCCCGAAGGTCTCGCACAGTCCTGTTCCGCGCACGTCGAAGCTGAAACTGAAGAGGAAGGTCTGCTTCTCGGTCATGTGCGACTCCCGTGCTTCATCCTGTTCTCGTAGGCTGCCGATGTCGAGGCCGCTGTCATGGTGAACCACTCCGAGAGTGATTCCTCCCCATTCGCCACGAGGGCGGCCTTCAGACGCCTGACAAGCTCTACGGAGACATTCCTGATCCGAACGTCTTGGAGCCGCCCCTTGGGCTTCATACCACCTTCTCCTTCAGGTCATCTCCAGAGGCCTCTTTTCTGAGAAGTCGAAGAAGAGCGAACAGCTTTGGGAGTCTATTGTTGAGAGGAAATCTGATGTAGAAGCGATCAACGAACCTGATGCACTCCTCTTCCGCTTCCTTTTCGAGGAGGATCATCTTGTCAGGATTGGCGACTACTTTTCTTGTACTCTCGTAGCCCCCACCGTGCTGCCGGTGAATCTTGAAACTTTGAGCGGCGCGGACCCTTTCCCCTCCGATCTCTATCTCGAACTCTCTGATGAGAGACCTTGCGGAGAGGATCCTGTACGCCTTGGCAGCCGCCTCATCATCCCACTCGAAATAGTCATGGAGTGGACTCTTCGCTGGCTTCGCTTTGTCGAGAACCATCTCGGCGGTGACGACCTCGTTGTCGGCGAATATCTTCGCCAATTCCTGAGCGTACTGTTCCTTCATCATACGACCTCCGTTGCTTTCACGACATCGAAGGTTCCCCACCCCATGCCAGCGCTCTTGCTGGACTTGGAGTCGTGGCGGCCTTCCCCAATCCCGACCTGCATTCCGACGCGCATGAGAAGGTTGATGACATCCTGCGCCTGGAACTGGTCAGCATCGTACTTCATGATGACCTCTGCCGTCCACTTTCGCCACATGGCGCGGGTGCGAACGTCGTGGCTTCCGTCAGCGTTCGTTACAGTGTGAGTGACGCGTTCGGGATCGCCTTTCAGGATGACGAGTGGTATTCCTTCCTTTTCGTCGATGCCACTGGCCTCGCAGAACAGGGAGAGCTTTCCGAGGGTCATCTTGAAGTTGACGAGACGGCATGCGCTGATGCAGGCGACACGAAACGCCGCAGCGGGAATCCCGCGCAAGCCTTCCGCCGTCTGATACATGGCGTCTTCGTACTCGCCCTCGAACTCCCTCGGCTCCCTTCCAGCTTTCGAGCGGGTCCGCTTTGCCGCCTGACCTTCCGCGGTCATGGCGTCCATCATCCTCTTCTTCTTCTTTTCCGAGAAGCGAAGCTGGACATAGGGGGCCGTCCCCTGAATCTTGAACAGGAGCTTGCGAAGATCTGGGGCTGTTATGACCACCTTCTTCGTCTCGGGAACCTTTGCCTTTGCCATCATCCATCCTCCGTTTGAAACTCGATCTCGTGTCCCTTCAACGAGGGACTACCATGCCAGCCTTGACGTTACATAACAGGCCGGGTCGCACCGCACCGCGCCGAGCCCCGACACACCTGCCGTGACCCGACTGGCCACAACTGATCGAGCCCTGCTATGACGATCCATGCCTGCCGTTCCACGCCATACCTTGACAATGCACGCCTATCCCAACCACGCCTGCCAAGCCGCTACACACGCTGACCAGCCGAGCACTGTCATGACGAGCCTGCCCAGCCTTGTCGCACCGCGCCCATCCTTAACCATCCTTTCCGAGACACGGTAGATGGATTATGCACACTATGCACCGTGGTGTCAAGAACTATTTTGGGAAATAAAAAAGGGGCGTTGCCGCCCCGGGGGAATCCTACTTACCGGACATGCCAGCTTTCGGATTCAAGCCAAAGGTACTACTTTATCCCGAGACGGTGCAAGAGGTCGTCGAAGTGGCACTGAGTCTCGAAGTGCTGGATGCCGTTGCGGACCTCTAGGATCTTTTCGCGCACGTCCTTGGCGAGGAGGATGCCCTCCCCCTCCACGGCCTTCACGACGCCCTTGCTCTTCTTGAGGGCCTTCTCCACGGCGGCGCGGACCTCTTCCTCCCACCGGGACTTGATATCGGCGAGCTCCTGCTCCATCGCGCCGATCCTGTTCATGTCCGAGGCATGGGCCTCTGCGGCTGTGCGCGCCTCCTCCTCCAGAGAGCCGATCTGGTCCTGGAGTCTCTGGATCGAAACCTGGGGGTCTTCCTGCTGATCGCTCACATGATCCTCCGTTTCACCACACCTTCAACAGGTGTCCTGCTTCGTAGACTGCGACGGCTCCAAGGCCGACGCCGAACGTGATACACCCGACCTTCAGGATGGATACCTGAGTCTCCAAGGAAGTCGCCTTGCTCTTTATGTCAGACAGAGCCAAGAGGGCATGGGCCTGCTTCTCGTCCTCACTGCCCGAGAAGTCCGTCAACATAGGCAACAGCTTGTCGGAGAAGCTCTGTAGTTTTGTGACTCGATCCGACAAGGCTTGCAGCGCCTGCTGCGATTGCTGCTGCTCGATCTGCCTCTGCTTGTCGTCGGCTATCTTCTGCTGCCTGTCTTGCTCGATCTGCTGCTGCTGCTGAATCGAGAGCGTGTCTGAGTTCTCCGAGCTGGTCAACGATTGGTCGAGCAACGGCTTCAAGGCTTGCAATACGGCTCTTTCTGTCGGCGTAATCGGCGGTGACGGTTGAACGGTATCCGTCGATGGCTGCGTTGAGCTTTGCCCCTGCGCCATGAGAGATCCAAAGCACAACAGCACCGCACAGAACAGCACCGAGGGCAAACGCAATCGCATGGCTCACCCAGCCTTTCACGGCTGCTTCGGGAGAAGGGGGTTCTGGATCGCGCTGTCAGTGAACCAGATGCGGAGGATCCCGTTGCCGAGGGCCACAAAGATCGTCAGCCCGACAACCCAGCCCTGGCTCTTCACCACGCCGAGCACCGCGGCCAGCACGCCCACGATGAGCGTGATGATGTTGAACCAGAGGGTCTTGCTTAAATACCAAGGTTTCATATCACGCCTCCATTTCAAGTATGCCGTCGATCAGGTCACCGGGCTTCACGCCCTGCGCGATGAGCGCGGCGTTGAACTGGCGAAGCTCGAGATCGGGTTGCACAAAACATCCCGCCGACCACGCCACGCGCGTGTCCTGGCCAGCGGGCTTTCCGCTGGACTTCGGGAACTCCCAATCGTGGTTGAGCCATCGGCTCTTGTTCGTCGCCGTGCAGGAGTCGTCACCGATCACGTCCCCGCGCAGTGTTACGGCGTTGCAGATGCCGTTCGGCTGGCACTGAAAGTCACGGGGATCCACGCGGAACCGCAGCTTGAAAGGCCCCGGGGCGATCGTGTCGTAGATATGGACTCCGGGGTCCAGCCCCTCGAGGTTGGCGACGGTCTGGACATGGCCCCAGAAGAGGGGTGTTTCGTCAAGCATGAGGGACAGGAGATCGAGGGAGTTGTTGCCGTCATTGTTGTCCCATGCGGCCGGAGCGTCTGGTCTTCTCTTCGGCTGGAGAGACAGGCGGGACCGAGTGACTTTGATGAGGAGGCTCATCTTCGTTCCTTCTGGCTGATGGCGGCGTTGGTAAGAAACACAGACACCCTGTTCTTGAAGTTGGAAACCTTCTCCTTGGCCTTGTGGAGATTCCCATTGTACGCCTTCCCCTCGATGCACTCCAGCTCGACGAGGTTCACGTCGAACAGGATGAGGAGCGCCTCCAGCATGAGGGGACTCATGCTCTCGATACGGTCAATCCTCTTTGGAAGGTGCCCGATCTTCCCCGTGAACATCACGATGAACACGATGAGGAGAGTCAGGGCACCCCCAAGTCCAGCTCCTATTACTTCCCAGACGAGAGCTGAGACCTGCATCGGCCTACTTCTTGTGCATCTTCCTCAGGGTCTCGGCGAGACGGGCTTCCTTGCCCACCTTGCCTCCCTTCTTGGCAGCCGCGGCGAGTTTCTTCGCCGGGATCTTCTCACCCTGGGGAACCCCGAGCGCCCGGTGGAGGGCGCCCTTGTTCTTCGTCGCTCCCGCGATCCAGTTTTTCGCCATGACCATCCTCCCTTTCGTCAGATGTCCGCGTCCGCGGTCCAGTGGATGGAGCAGAGGTCTCCCACCGCTCCGTTGGTCGTGGCCTCCGCGGTAACGGTGATCGAGGATCCGTACTCCGTGGTGGCGCTGGTGTTGGCCGCGGCCACTCCCTGCACGGCAGGAGTCGTTCCTGTGTGACGGTAGGCAGTGGCGCCCGCCCCGACAGGGGTGAAGAGGGTGAGCGTGGGGACTGCCCTCTTCCTCGCCACGAACTGGATGGGGACCTGGACGGCCGCTGCCGTTCCCGAACCCGTCCTGTTGAGGATGGCCTGCGCCCCGTACCCGCCGTTGGCCACCGTGACCGACGCCGCGGGGGCGATCAGGAGCGGGAAGCTCTTCTCGTAGAAGCGCTGGCACGCGATGAGCTCATCCCCGAAGGAGCGCGGGTAGTAGTCGCGGACTTCCGAACCCACGTACAGCCCGCATTCGGTGATCTGGATGATGTCGTTGATCGCGGGGATCGAGTTCGTCCAGATGGTGGGGACAAGGTTTTTGATGTTGGTTCCCGGGGGGACCACGAAGGTCGCCGAGAACCTCTGCATGACCGCCGAGAGCACGCAGTCCACTCCGCCGCTGCCCCGGGTGTTGTTGATGACGCCCGTCGATTCGGTGAGGACGGGGTTCAGGGCCAGCATGTTCGTTCCCCAGGTGGGGTCAACGTTCACGAGGCCGAACGCCGACGCGATGGTGGCCGGCGGGGTGTCCGTGGTTCCCGAGGCGTTGAGGTAAAGCATCCCCAGGCGAAGGGTGGCGGGGTTGGTGAGGTACCTGGCCTTGAACTGGAAGCGCACGAGCAGCCCGGCGAGCTCCGTTGAGTCAGTTCCGTCCAGCCACTGCATGAGGACGAACTTCCCCGCTCCGGTGATCTGCTTGAAGTTCCCCATGAAGCGGGCTTTCACTCCCGCCACGGGAGCTCCGCTGTTGTCCACGTTCTGGAACTGGAGGGAGGCCACCGAGTTGACCATGGCCCACCTGTCGGCGGCGTACACGCGCGCCGTGGTGGAGCTGTACGGGGTCAGCGTGGTGGGGACCTGCCGCTGGGCGATGGCGAACTCGGGGTTCATCAGGAAGTTCCTGTCCCTGATGCCCGATGGAGACAGCATGTCGATGCTGCCGTCCGACTGCATAGCCTTCAGGTTGCCATCGGCGGGGTCCTGGTAGATCGAAACCTTTCCCACCGGGGGAACGGAAGGGACCTCCTGAGAGAGAATGAGCTGACCCATGTTATGTTACCTCCACGATTGATCCGAGACCCGCGTCTATGGAGGCCCCGGTTGAGAGTTCAAGACTCCGAGAGAAGATCATGAACTGGCTTGGCAACAGCACGATGCTGTAGTTGATGAAGTTGGACATCGCCACGTATTCGGTGGCCGCTTTCCCCGCTATGTTCTTGCCGAGTTCACCCATGACCCTCTCCTTCTACACGTAATGGATCGTCAGGTCAACGGCGACCTGGCCAGCGGCGACCAGCGGAACCACCTTGAGAACGATGTCTGTCCCCGCCGGGTAGTCGAGATTCAAGTGCTCCATGTCGATGTACCCTGCCGAGCCAGCGGTGAGGCCAGCGATGACCGTCTGGTAAGCGGTAACCAGTCCGTTGTCGGTGCCTATGTTCCCCTGCACCTGGATGAGGAGCTTCACGTTCTGGACGGCAGCCGAGGGGTACAGCGCCTTGAGTTTTCCCGTGCGCTTCGGAACCTCTCCCCCCTGGACCGCAGTGAGGTCCGCGGGGACCGTCCAGTAGCCCGAGTAGCCGGAGCCGTTGGCGATGAGGATCTTGCAGCAGACGCTCGCCGCGGTGAGGGTGTTCGGTACCCCTCCCGCCCATGTGCTCGATCCCGTCTTGATGACGTAGATGTCCCCCGCCTGCACCCCGTCCGTTCCCACAAGGGAGACGGCCGCTGCGAAGACTCGGCGGAAGGTCCCGACCGTGGTGACGGCCGTCTGCCCGTTGAGCGCTATCTCCTCGACCAGAGGACGGAGATTGGCGTCCAGCCCATAGACCTTGATCTTTCTGGCTCCCGTTCCCGCCGCCACGTCCTTCGTGTTGTCCGAGCTGGTGATGTCCAGCTTGAACCCCGCCGTCCCGAAGAAAACGGGGAGGCTCTGGTTCACCGCGAAGTCGTTGAGGTTGAGGATCGAGGTCCCCGAGTTCACGCCGAAAGCGTGAATCGTGATGTCCTTCCCGAACAGGGAGCCAGTGAGGTCCATTCGCTACTCCTTCAATTCCAGTCCACCGAGGGATAGACGGGAATTGCGAACGTGATCCCCGCATCCGTGGGGGGTACGACCACGGTGAAGACCTTTGAGGGATTCCCGAAGGCGTCTATCGTCACCGTGAGTTGATAGTCTCCCGCCGTGACGGCCTGCTCGTAGTAGTAGGCGTGGCCATCAGCGCGCAGAGCGGGAAGGTAGTGATCCGCACTTCCGTTCGCGGAGACCGTGGCATTGTACTGACACCAGTTTTCCACGCGGAACATGGGGTCGAGTGCCGTGGTTGCTGCCGGGACCGCTGCCTGCTGGCATCCCGTGAGAGCGAGAAGTCCGAGAAGCAGGATGGTGGAAAGGTATTTCATCTGAGTATCCTCCGTGCCACCATCTTACCCTGTCACCTGCGTCTGTGCAACATAAATCGGATCATCGGGAACGTCCTGCAACTCCTGGACGGCCCATGGATCATCGGGAGACTCGTTGTTGTGCATCTCCACGGTGAGCTTCCAGCGGTAGAGGAGGCCCTGGTAGTGGTCCTTGGCGTCGGGGATGGGGTGCTCGGGTACGGCCTCCACCGGATCGTCCTTCCCCACGGAGGCGCGAGCCATCGTCGACAACTCGGCGTTCATCGCCTGCGTGTTGCTGGAGACCTCCGCAAGATCGGCCGCGGTGTCAACGGAGAAGAGGACGGTGCCCTTCTGGTCCACGACTTGGAGCGTGGAGGGGATCGCGGCAACGGGAACGGGTTCCGATACTTCCGAGGGGTCCTCGCCGAACACGGTGACGAACTTCATCATGCCACGTACCTCCCCATCCAAAGGCTCAAGGCCGCTCCCATACTCTTCGCCTCAGTGCTCTTGCCCATGCGGGGGGTTCCGTTGGTGCCGTCGGTGGTGGGATCCCATTCACCCAGAAATCCTAAATTGTCATTGGTTGCCGCGTTTGCAAGACCCGTTGATCCTGACGACCCGTACTTGTAGGTAGTCTTGTGCCTATGCCCCTGCCCCCAGCTCCTTCTCCTGAGCCCGATGATGTTCTTGTTCTGCGCGGAGTAGGGCGTCTCCTCGTCAAGGTCGCCAGTGGACATGAGCGTTCGGCCCTGCGCCTTGTAGACGAGTGCGGAGGTTGCGCTCCCCGATATCCGGTAGGCGTAGAAGTTGGCGTTGAAGGCGCCACCGGAGTTGTTGGCCACGGTGTAGGAGAAGGTGAGCGTCCGGGAGCCTGCGTTTAGGTTTGTGATCGCGTAGTCGCCGGCCGGAACGCTGGCACCGAGAGCGGGAACAGTGACTGGCCGCCATCCCGTGTACGTGCTGCCGTGAACGAGAAGTTCCTCGGCAAGTGCCGCCAGGATCGCGTCGTTGGCTGTGGTAGCGTTGAACGTGATGGTGACGACGTTCGATGTGATCGACCACCCCGAGCACCCGAAGGCCGTGACCTCCGTTCCCTGCCCGCGCTGGTAGGCGATGGGGATGCTGAGAAGGTGAGGTACTCCAAGAGGCCAGTGAGCCGTGGTGATCGTCTGGTCGCCGTTCTCAAGGTAGAGGCCCGCCCAATGGTTCTGAGGGTTCGCCGGATCGTACTGTGACGGGGCAACGTAGTCGTCCGTCCACACGTACTCCCCGAGGCGGTGGCGGTTCTCCATGTCGAACTGCATCTTGTCGATGGTCGATCCAGCGGGGATGAGTCCGAAGGCGATCTGGAGAGCGATCACCTGTGACTGCGCAAGTCCCGCCTGCCACACGGCGTTGATGGGAGCACCGGCCGGAGCGGTTACCGCGGGTGCTCCCGAGGCGTCGAAGGTGAGCTGCTGGAGCGCGCGGGTAGCCACAATGGGAAGGACGTAACTGAGTCCCGGGGGATCGCTCGTGGGGAAGGTGAGGGCGTACCCCGAGGTAGGGATGTTGCCGTTGCCGATCTCCTGGATCATCTGGGTGAGCTTGTCGATCATGAACTCAAGGCGGTCGGCGACGATCCCCCCGCCGTCCACAACGCTCTCCTCGTTGACGTGAGGGGTAGAGCGGAAGATCGTGAGGTTCCCGTAGCGAACGTCCCACGTCCCCATCTTCGTGAGCGTCCCCCCGGTGGGAGAGGGCAAGGTAAAGCTGAAGTCCACCCCCTGCGTGAGCTGGAGGTTCGGCAAGCCAGTCTGCGACATGATGGCGAATATTTCGGCCTGCTGCCTGTAGCCGAAGGGGATGTTGTACGTCGAAGGCGATGCGCCCGGGGTGAAGGTGTAGAGTTGGCTCGTCTGCGTCGTGGCTATCATGCGCGCATCTCGCTTTCGATAGTGTGCCGGGAGACGGCGGGAGTCAAGGGCATCACTTCTCCAGCCTCTGCTCGATTCCGCGCGCCACCGAACGCGGGCTCTTGATGGAGGTCCCGAAAACGCCCAGGCCGATGTCTGTCACACCGTCAACGAACTTCTGCATGGCGTTGGCCCGCTGCATCTCATTCAGTTTTTCGCCTTGGTGCAGTTTTGCAAGAGCGTCGAGCGTCTGACCGATGAGATCCTCCACTGATCCTCCGACGTTGCCCGTGTAGGCGCTGGGGAACTTCGTTCGCGTGATGGCTCCCGAGGCAATCGGTCCCACCACGGGAACGTAGTTGAGGTTGGCGAGGGCCTCCTCTTCCCCGAGATTCGGCGCGCGTTTATCCTGCTGCGCCTGATTTCCCTTGAGGCTCCCGAACAGCGCATTCCACACCGAGTCGAGTCCGTAGAATACGGCTCCCTCTGCTACGGTGTAGAAGGTCATCGTCTTCACCAACTTCGACAGATTGAACGTGCTCTTGTTCTGCTGGTAGTCCATGAGGGAGCGCCGCATGTTCTCGAAGGCTTTCATGGGCTCGCTCTGGAACTTCGTGAGTAGGCGCGTTGGAGCTGCCTTCTGAATCCCGATCTCCTGGCCGCGGGCAGAGGAAGCGTGGGTCTCTCCGATCACCTGATCGGCGAACTTCCCTGCGGCGCTCATGCGCTGCCCGGGGGTGAGGGCCGCCACGTCTCCTTCCGAGAGCCCCGTGGCCGATCGGAAGCTGTCAGATAGGAAAGGTTTCCCCTGCTCGGCGCGTTCGAACTCGATCATGGAGTGCTGGATTGCGGCGTGGGCGTCGATGAGGAAGGAAAGCTGAGTGCCCTTCTTGTTGAGAAACATCCCCGCCTTCTTAACCTGCGTCCGAACGGCCTTGAACGTCTGGAGTCCCCCCTCGGTGTTGAGCATCTGGCTCTGCTCCAGCGTCCCGCCCTTGCGCCGAGCTGTGCTCACGAACATCGAGACAGCCTCGGCGGCTTCCTGGGCCTTCCGAGGGTGGGTCGCAACGTAGGCGGCTCCCTTCAACCACGCATCGGCCCGGACTTCCGTGAAGGACCGGCCAGCGAGGAGGGCCTGCTTGATGGCAGACTTCACGTTGTTGGCGAGGTTGATGCTGGTGATGACGTTGCCCAGCCCGTCCATCCCCTTCTCCCACCACTGGCTGGTGTTCCCCTGACCGGCCATGAACTTCAGGTCGTCCCTCATTCCGTTGAGCACTGGCGCTCCCTGGCGCTGCTTCACGGTCTCGCTGATCTTCGGGTCCCAAAGGATCTTCCCAGCCTCTCCCACTACGGGACCCATCTCGACAACGTGGGCCGTGTCGGCCATGACCTCGGGGTAGACCTCGAAGAAGTTGCGAAGCCGAATCGGACCCTTGGCCCCGGTGCGCTCTATCGAGTGACTTTCATCGGGAGCCGCGCGCACCCAGCGCATGGACTTGCGGAGGGCTTCGATGTCGCTCCGGACATCGGCATCGCGGACCACGTTCTTCGGCCAGTAGTTCTGCTCCCGTGACATCGGGTAGCCGTAGCGATTCTCGAACTCCTTGGCCCGCTCGTCGCCAGCCTTCAGAAGGTCCCGCGCGGCGATCTCCTTCATCATCTTGATCTCTTTCGGGTCGAGGTGGCTGAAAAACTTCTGGTAGGTCTCGTCCGGTATCTGGATGACGCGGTTGGGGTCGATGGAGCTTGCGATGGCCGCCCCCGAAAGGAGAGACGCCTTGTTGTTCTCGGCCTGGTAGTGCATGTAGGCCGACATGATGTCTCCTCGGTCGAGAGTGAAGCCGTCTTCGGTGAACTGCTCGGTGGCATACTTGATGTACTTCAGCGGCTGAGTGCGCCGGTTGATCCCCATGTCTTTCGAGAGCCAGTCGTCCATGACGGGGGAAAGCAGGGCGTTGGCGTGAGGCTCGCGCCGAAGGTCGGCCTGGAGGAGGTTGCGCGAGACGATCCGGTAGTTCTCCGTGTCCTTCCCCCCGAACACGCGCTGGGCGTTGAAGTCATATCCTGCGAAGCCCGTGTTCCCCGTGCTCTTGGCGTCCCGCCAGAACTCCTTGCTCTTGCGGGCGAGGGGAGCGCGGGCGCCAGAATCTGCGCGAGCCTGCTCCTCGGCGTTGAACTTCAGCCCCTGCACCTTCTCGGTAGCTTCCTTGCGGAGGCCGTCCAATTCGATAGCTTTCCCGGTGTCCTGCACTTTGTCGCGCATTCTCTGGACCCATGCGAGGTTCTTCAGCGCGTCAGTGACATCGGAGAGATCCTCCGGAGAGAGGTCGCGGGCTTTCACGCGCGAAAGGTCTTTCAGCTTCCCGAGGTCGATGGTAGGTCCGCGGTCGGGTTCGGCAACCAGAGCGTCGTGGACCGCGGAAAGCTCGGAGAGGTAGTCCTTCGTGAGGTTGGCCTTAGAGGTCTTCCCCTTCAGGTCCAGCTTCTCCCCGAGGGCTTTCACGGCATCACCGAGGTCGCGGTTCATGTACTTGGCCCCGGCTACCACGGCCTTGATGTCGGCCAGGTCCTTATTCGTCTGAGCGCGAGTCTTGATCTGATCCCGCAAGGACTTCACTGCGGCAGTCTTTTCTGCCCGAGCGGCTTCGAGCGCGGCCTTTCCCTCGGTCTTCCCCTGGTCCACGGCGAGTTGGAGGTCCGATATTTTCTTGTTGAGGGCCTGCACGTCGGGCCGGCGCTCAATGTAGTCGGATGTGCCCTCCTCGGAGCGCGTAGCCTCGTCGAGAACGCGGCCCTGTTCTTCGCTCATGGCAGGGGTGACCGGACGGGTTGCGGGTTCGGGGTTCGTTACTCCACCGTTTCCCGTCGAAGGCCGTTCGGTCGCCTTTGCCTCCAGGGGTTCTACAATCGCGTGCGTCCCGCCCTCGGCGTCGTTGTACCAGAGGACAGCCTTTCCCTCGTCATTGGGGTCCATCCGAACAGCGTCGTGCCAGTCCTTGGTGACCCCCGGCATCTTGATGTCTTCCCCGTGGGCTTCCTTGGCCTTGTCGAGCATGGCCTTCAGTTGCTCGTCGCTCACGGTCGTCTTCTTCGCTGTCTCGGCTTCGAGCTGGGCGGCGTAGGGATCCTCGGCAGGCTTCACTTCGGGGAGTTGGGGTTCCCTGTCCACGATGTCCCCGATGGTCTGCTTCGCCTGCATCTCGCGCGTTGCAGCCTCGATGGGGTGCTGAGGGATCTCCGCGGCCTTCGCCTTCTCCGTGGCCGCCTTCACGGCTTCCTCGAAGCGCGCTTCCTGGGCCTGCTTGGCGAGTTCCCGGTCGGCCGCTGCGGAGACGGCGTTCTCGATGTGCGTCTGGACCATCGAGCGAAGCGCCTCGTGGGCGCCAACGGCACCGCCGGCCACGAGGAACTGGCCTACCGCTCCTTCGGTGATCTCGGTGGCAAGCTCCCCGGCGCTCTTCAGCTTCGTCTTGCCGTACTCGTTTGCCTGCTCCTCATGGAGAAGCTGGGCATAGGCGTCAGCGTGCTCTGGGTTGTCGAAGATTCCGAGATGTTTCCCTGTCTTGTGGTACAGAGCGATGGCCTGATCGTCAGTGAGATGTTTTCCGTCGTCACTGATTGTCGGGACAAGGATCTCCTTGCCGCGCTCCTCGAATGACATCGACTCCACGGTGCTGATTGAGCCATCCTCATTCTGTACCGTTGGGCGAGCGTGGATGTCGATATTTCCGGGAGTGAGAAGGCCCGGTGATTTTGCGAGTCGAGCTTCCTGAGCCTTCGCCTGCTGGTCCTTCAGCCTGTTTGAGAGCGAGGCCGCCACTTCGGGAAGCGCGGCGTTCGCCGTCGCCATCCCCACCGCCATGAGCCCCTGCTTCCCGAACGCCCCGGCCGTCTCTGCCGTGGCCGCATCCATCCCGAGGGTTGTACCCAGCTTCCCGGCGGCAGCTTTCGGGATCGCCGTGGCCGCGGTCTTGTCGATCGCTCCGTTGAGCATGGGACGAATCACGCCGTCGATGAGAGCGTCCCCAACAGGCTTTGAGGCTTCCTGCCCGATTGGGATTGCCATGAGGCCGATCTGGAGAGCGCCAAGGCCCGCGGCGGCCATGCGGGCGTAGGTGGGGTCCACTCTGCGGTCGATGAGGCTCCCGTAGGCGCCTCCCACGAGGGAGCCGAATACCTTCTGAGATTCCCCCACCGCAGCTTCGAGGAAGTGCGTCTTCGTGTTCATGCCCAGCGTCTTCGAAAGAAGCTCCCCGCTGAGGATTGAAAGGCCCGTGTAGGCAACGGTGTCGGTGGCGTGCTCCACCTGATAGCCGAGTTGGAAGGCGATCCCTGCGGCCTGCTGAGGGAGCCACCCCAGCGTAGGCCCCAGCTCGGCCTGCTGCTTCTTCACGGCAGAACGCGCGTCCTTCGTGGCTTGACTGTCATCGCCGAGGAACATCTTGCCCGCGAGATCCGCATCCTGGGCCGCGAGCTGCTGGCCCTTGAACGTGTTCTGGACCTTCTGGAATATCGTGGCCGGCGTCTGCCCTTTCACCGAGTCACCGTAGATGTGCTGCGTCACGGCGTCGAAGTTCTGGTGGACATCCACGGGATGGATCTTCAGCCAGTCGCCAATGGCCTTCGAAGCCTGGATCTTCGCATCGGCCTGAGCGGGATCCGGGGAGAGCGCCATCACGTTCTGGCGGGCCTGCTCGGGATTTGGGGCAGAGTACGCCGTAGGGACATCGCCCACCGGGAGCTGCGGCTGGTTTGGGACCTTCGGCTCCGGGTTCGGCGGGGCATACGCGGGAGCCGGGGCTACCGCTGTCGCCGACCCGGGCTCAGGATTCGGAGCGTCGTACTGGTCGCTCACTTACTCACCACCGGCCACTTCGTCACGTCAGACCCGGCCTTGAACTGTGCGGCCTTCACCGCGTGCCACTGGCCGTTGCCGTTGGCATCCACCGCGTAGGCGTAGACGTTCCCCCCCGCGCTGTGGAGGTACTGCTGGCCGCTTGCGTCGTGCTGATCGACCTTCGTGACTTTAACTCCAAGATTCTTGGTGAGGTCGTTCTGGAGGACTGTGGAGAACCGCTTCAGCGTCGGCTGGAAGCCCTCCGTCTGCGACATCTCCCCGATCTCTCCGCGCTGGATGCGCCCCTGGAGATCGTTCATGGCGCCGCGGTCCTGGGCACCGAAGAATACCTGGTTGAGGATTCCCTCGGTGGAGAACATCTTCCCCACTTCCTTGTTGAGCACCTTGTCCGTCGTCACGGCTTTGATATGGTCCACCGCAGAGTAGATGTCCTCCAGAGTGGGAGGCTTTCCCTGCGCTGCTTTGTCCCGGTACCACTGGTCGAGCATCATCGTGGCCGCCACTCCCTGCTCGCGCGGTACCAGTCCCGGGGCTCCGGTCACGGGGTTTGGTGAGGACCACGAGTTGATCATTGATTTCGCGTCGTGGAGAGTGGGGTCGTCGTCTCGCCGGTTCTTCAGGAGGTAGTCCAACTCCTCGCCGTCGATCTTGATGACCTTTCCCTTGTCCGGCCCGTCCGGGACGGTATAGCCTCCCTCCTTGAACGCCTGACGGAATATCGCACCCTTGTCCAGTTTCTCGGAAGAAGGCTCGGAGTCGAGGAGGAGGAGGTACGGGGGGATGCGATTGGCGATCGGTCCCTTCGGTGGCTCCTTCTCGTCGTTGATGCGGGCCTCGATGTAGGCGTATTCCTGCTGGTACTCGGTGTTGGACTGGAACTTCTGGTCCCTGTCGGAGAACCAACGCAGCGTGTCCTCCCAGGAGTTGCCGTCCTGGTTGAACTTATTCACGCTATTTCGCATCGCCGTGTTGTTGATCTTGTCCTTGGCGTCCAGATAGGACATCGCCGCCTTCATCGTGGCTTCCTGGCGGAAGCCCGGGACCTGGCTCACGAGTTGGTCGAGGGCCTGGCTGTAGATCATGCCTCCCTCGTCGTGCGCCTTCACCGCGGAGTCGATGACCTTCTGGTTCCACTGCGACTGCTCGCCGGCGTCTACTGCTTTCACCTGGTTGGTGAGTTGCACACGATCCTTCTCGGCTATATCTCCTCGCATTCCAAGCTCTGCCAGAGCCGCATCAGATCCTTTCTCTTGAACCGTCTGGAGAAGACTCTTTGAGAGCATCCCAAGTTGGGCCGCGGCCTTTGCCGCATCTACCTTCTCGGCAAGAACCTGCGGGTGGTAGAAGTTGCTGTAGGTGGGGTTGGAGCCGAAGGCATCGAGCAAATCGGTCTTCCCCGTCCTTATCGCATCTTGGGTCGCGTACTGAAGTGCTCTGTCCACTCCCGCCTTGCCGTCATCAAGGGCCTGTTTGGTTGCCTCAGCGTATGCAGATTTGTGTGCTTCCACTGCCGTACTCGTGAAGTTCTCCATCGCGTACTTAACGAGGTCGGGAAAAGCCTTGTACTTTTCTGCGATGTTCTGCTGCTGCTCATCGAGATACTTCTGGAAGTCCGGGTTGAGTTTCAAGGAGCGCATCGGAGCTGTGTTTCCGTTGTCGTCTATGCCTTCGCTGGTGATGAAGTCGTAGCCCTTCCCTGGCCCCTGGTGAACGAGGTCGATGGCCTTCGCGTTGGCTCCCTCTTTCGCGTGAAGGAGGTCTGCCTGCATGTTCACGAAAGCTGCGTCCTGGGATACTTGGTGGAGGTATTGACCAGCCTTTGAAAGTATCTCTGCTCCAGACTTTATTAAGTCACTGGAGTTTTTCTGGTTTTGCTCGGTCGCTCGAAGCAGTCCGGAGTAATCAATGCGTTCAGCTTGGAGGCTTGGAGTTGCGGGAATAGTGAAATCGTCAAGTCCTGCCATCTATCCCCCCAGCCCAAGCCCGAGGAACCCACCATGCCCGAAGAGTCCTCCTGTTTGTGTGGCATCAGCCGTAGCTTTTGCTACCTCAAGTTGGCCTTCGGCTTTCGTCTTCTCCAATTCAAGTTGGTTCACAAGGACTTCATAGCCTGTGTCGTACAGGCTTTTCTGCTGAGTATATGCAGCGGCACTTGAGGTGGGCTGACCTGATCCTCCCGTGTCAATTCCCCTCATGCCCATCGCGGCAAGGCGGTTGCCAAGGGTTTGTGCCTCGCCGGTCTTATACTCTGTTTTTTTTGCCTCTGAATACTGAGGGAAGAAGTCCAGGTACTTCTGGTAGACGGCCATGTCGGATTCGGCCGCTTGGTGTCCTGCTTTTGTGGCAGATTTATCTCCAAAGAGGTCAGTAAGCAAATCGATACCGAGTTTGACAAAGTAATCGCTCATACTTCAACCAACTTGTAGCGCGCCGTGATCGACACGAGGTTGAAAGGAACAGGGTCCACGATGGCGACGTACACCCCCTGATTGTCGTCGATCTGCATGGGGAGGTTGTCAACGGGGATGAATCCCGACTTCATCGCCGGGGGGTTCCCGTAGGTCATCACACCGAGGATCTGGAGCTTGTCCCAGAAGTTGATCAGCGTCTCTCCGGGGTTTCCCAGGGGATCGCTCGGAGCCGTCTGCCCAACCCACCCGCCGAGGGATTTGTATACCTTCAGCCAAGCCTTCTCGATTGAGCGCAGCAACCCCAGTGCCCCACCCTTCGCGGGAAGTATCGGGATGAGATCCCACCACGCCGAGTAATACGGGAATCCTACCTGGAGCTTCTTCACCGGCTGAGTGTAGTCGATGACCCCACCCCCCGAACAGGTGACCAGCGGCATCACCCTTCCGTCTCCGAATCCCGCCACCTGCTGAGTACCGAGCGGGGAAGGAAGGCCGGTGAAGTGGGTGGTGCCAACGCCCCCGGGCGTCTGTGTCTGCCCGCAGTCCAGGTAGAAGCTGTCTTCCTGCGCGGTGGTGTTGATGTCGTCCAGGTACAGGTACTCGATGGAGACGGTGGTGCCGCGCACCACGGCGAGCCAGAGCTCATCGTAATTGGTACCGGAGAGGACGCACCCTCCCGCCACCTTGCCAGAGCCCCCAATCTGGTGCTGGGAAAATCCGCAGCCGGCGTTCACGATGAACCCTGTGTCCTGCTGCTTCACGTTCGCAGAGACGATCGTGCCGTCAGCCATGCGGATCCACGCGATGGGCTCGGGTCGAAGCGTAACCCAGAAGTCCACGGCGACGCGGGACATGAGGTGCTCGGCGTGGTCGGACAGCGGTGCGTCTGAGAAAAATCCCCTCTGGAGCGAGAGGATGAGGCTGCGCAGCGTCTTTCCATCCGCGCCAAGATAGAGGTTGACGTTGACTACAGGGACCGGCCGCGAGTTGGCAAGAGCCCCGTAGCTGGCGCTCTTCTTCATCCAGTAGGTAGCGGGAGTTGGGGGGGTACCTGTTACCCCATCAGGGTACATCCATGTGGACTTGTCGGTTCCCGCCAGAAGGGACTGCGTTGCCAGGAGCCAGAGAACGCGCGAGGCGTTCATGTCGTTCTGGAGGAGGTAGATGGCGTCTGCCGCGGCCGGGGAAGCTGGGATCGTGAAGATGAGATAGGTCTGCGCCGTCCCGGGAGCAGGGAGCGTGCAGGCGTACTGTGCCGTGGGGTTGGTGTTGGTGCCCGTCAGGAAGAGGCGGCCCGCGTAGAACTCTCCAGCCCCGGGATAGTGATTCAGGCTGCCGAACGTCTCGGGTGTCCCTGCCGTAGTATTGGTGAACGTCGGCTGGCTTGCCGACCAGGCCCCGCTTCCGTCAGAGGCGGCGTTCACGATCTCGCAGACGGGGCAGCCCCCCGCGGTACCCGTTGCCGTCCCCGACATGAAGAGCCAGAGCGTTCCGTTCGTCGATGCGTGGTTGATCGCCGGAAGGTCCGCGAGGGCATAGGCGGGAACGTTCGTGGTGATCGTGGTGACGTAGGCGTGCGTGGCTTGGGAGAACACGTAGATCGTGGCTACTCCGGAGACGAGGCAGATGACCAGCGCGAACTGCTGGCCGTACTTCGCGGTGAACTTGACCATGCGGACAACCTGAGAGTCCGCGGGCACCACGTAGGAGAAGCGCGTCCCGGGGCGCCGCCGCCAGCCCCCACCCGCGCGCGGGAGCACGTTATACATGAGGGCCGAACCCGTCTTGTACTCGGGGGATTCCACTCGGCCCTGGAAGGTCGGAGCTATCTCGCCGTAGCCGAAGTCACCCTTCGTTACCTCATGGACATCGAGATCGCTCATGGCCTACGCGAACCTGTTCGGGTCTGAGAGATCGCCTTCGGTCGAGGAGTCGCCGCCCCGGGTGTCCTCGTAATACTTGTAGCCGCGGACGCCGCTGCCCTGGAAGGTCATCTTCATCTTGTCGTCGTTGGCGATGGCATTGCGCAGGGATGAGTCGGCGCTCTTCTCCAGGATCTTCAGGAGCGACGGGTTCTGACGCATCGGCATACAGAGGCCGCAGGCAAGCTGGTCGTGGACCGCGTGAAGGAACCAGTCGGGGAGCGTTGCCGCATCCTCGTTGTAGAGGAGCCGCTGGTACTTCAGGTAGACCGCCGTTGCGTTGGTGAGAATCCACCGATCCTCTCGCGCCCACGGCATACTGGAAAGGGTGTCGTCGTCGGAGATCGTCGTCCCGGCTGGAACCGCGTTGATGGCAATCACCCCGTCCTGCTGGAAGTCGGAGCAGTCGTTGGGAAGCGCGTAGGCGTAGAGATAGCCGTAGGCGGGAACGTAGTTTCCGTCCACGACGAGCTGGGCGCGCTTCCTCAGCACGCACCAGTCGTCGTTGGCCGCCAGTACGGCCGTGATGGCATCGGGGAGCAGGTCCGCGCAGATGGCGGAGTTGGGGTCGGTCCCGCCAATGGCCGAGATTCGGTCCTTCCCCACCGCCCGAAGTGCAGTGTTGCACACCGAAACCCAGGACGCCCCGGGGGATGCTCCAACTATGGGCGTCTGGGCCATGTGTGTCCTACGCCCCCACCGTGGCTTTTTCTTTCTTCTTGGCTCGGGCCGCGGCCAGACGCTCGCCGGCCTCCTTCCTTGCCTCGGCGCTCATGGGCTTGCGGGTGCCCTTCTTGGCGGCGGGAGCGGGCCGCGCCGCGGGAGCCGCCGGCTTCTCGGGCCGCGTCAGGGTGATCGGGCCGCTGGCCTCGTAGGTCAACTGGTCCTGTCCCGCGATGACCTCCTCGGTCGTTTTCTTATTGCGCATGAGAGTCGGCCTGGTGATGGCAACGACGCCGTGGGGAAGTGTGAACTTGCCCTCGCCGGTCTTGGCGACCAGCCTGTCGTTGGCCTCTTCCTCCGCGGTGAGCTTCCGGTAGGGAAGGACACGCGCGTCCACGATGTCGCACAACTCGTCGTTGTGGGCCTCCACCCATGCCGCGGCGGCCTCGTCCCCGTACTCGAAGACCTCGGGGAACAGGCCGATGGCCGTCAGGCGGCGAAGCTGGGCCTCGTCGATGTCGTAGATGCGCTCCCGCCGGTAGTTGTGCGTGATCGGGGTCTCGCGCTTGGAAAGGTGCTGGCGGTCTCCGCTGTCGATGGCGTCGTCGATGCAGATGAACTTCATCAGATCCTCCGTTGGATACAAGAGATGGCCCCCTCATACGAGAGGGCCACCCGAGTATACCGATTCGGAATCGCGGTTTCTACAGGTTGTTCCCGCCGAGGGTCACAGCCAGCGCGGCCCGTGCGCCGTGCTCGAAGAACACCTCGAAGGTGTTGGACGTGTAGGACCCGCTGGACTTCGCCGTCAGCCCCTGGCTGAAGTAGCGCCGCACCGTCTCCGGTGCCCGGTGCCTCCACTCCTGCCCGATGGGCCACACGATGCCCGTGGTCGTCGGGGCGTAGGTGGCAACGTAGGCCAGGGTCGAGTTCATGGCCGCCACGGTGTCGTCCGCGATGAACGGGATGATGTAGTCCGCCGCGTTGAAGGCGCCAAGGGCGCGCCACACCGCGTACAGGTCCCGGTCCAGGGTGTGCCGCGTGAAGCGGCTCAGGGTGGACATCGCCCCCATGTCGATGTAGGTCGTTCCGACCGCACCCGCCGGGTAGTAGTCGGTGTCCTTGGTCGTCGGGGAGATCGTCGCGTTGGCGATCGGTCCGTAGGAAAAGATTGCGTCTCTCATGGTCTTTGCTCCTCTTTCCCTTCTGCCTACGCCAGCGCCGTCAGGTTGTTGGGGATGCCTTCGTGCATCCGCAGCGGGATACCCGCCACGAACGTCACAGGCCCGTAGCCCTCGATCGCCTGCACGGTGAGCGCGCCGTTTGCCGTGTCGCGGTACGCCTGCGCCTCGATCTGGCCCTTGATCGTGCGGTTGACGAACAGGAAGGCGTTCCGTCCGAAGTTCTGGAGCTGGTTCTTCCCGTAGCGCACGAAGTCGGTGATCGAGAACGTGTTGGCCGCGCCGCTGGTGGCGAGGTTGGTGTAGCGCATGAGCGCCCTGTTGTTGCGCAGCACGATGCCCGCCCAGATCTGGTACAGGCGGCACCAGGCGTAGTTCTGCCCGGTCCCGGTCGGGGAGGTTACCCTCTGGCGACCGCGGTCCTCGTTGTGGAACCCGGGGGTCCCGCTGTTGGACGGGAAGGACAGGTGCAGGGTGTTCGGGGACAGCTCCATGAGCCACGCATCGGAGACGGAAGCCGCAGCCCCGCCGCTGAAAACGTAGGGAGCGCAGCCGGTGAGGGCCGCGCGCCTCATGCTCATCGAGTAGAAGTTGTCGGGTGCCAGTCCGTCGTTGCCGTACAGGAGGTTGTACGCCCAGTCCTGGAACGCCCCCTCCATGTTCAGGCCGTCTTCGCTGTCGCGCACGGCCAGGGGGTCATCGACGCCCTGGAGGATGCGCTCGTCGATCTGCGACTCTCCCTCGTAGAGCTTCACGGGCTCTTCGATGAAGTCGCCAGTCGAGGAGATGGTGGGGATGGGCTGGTTGGCGCGGGAGAACGTGCCCGTTCCGAGGCGGCTGCCCTGGAACTGGCGGTTCATCACGCCGTGGGTCGCCTTCAGCCAGGGCATGACATCCAGGAGGTCGATGATCTGAGCGAGCTCTCCGAGAGAGGCCGCCAGATTGTCGAAGTCCTTTCGGATAATCGCCTGGGGAAGGGTCATCTGCGCAAACGCGCTGAGACCTGCCATTGGTTGGCTCCTTACAGAATGCGTTTCGTGAGAAACACACCGTCCGGTTCCCAGGCAGGTCAGGGAGGATCAAGGTCCCGATTTACACGGTTCCCAAGGCCCTCTTGAACTTCGAGGTCTCTTCTGAGTGCGGGTGGAGTCCCGGCACCGCCGAGAAGCTCCTATGGCTGGGATGGGATTCGAACCCATGATCTCGGGGATATGAGCCCCGCGAGGACGACCACTCCTCTACCCAACTATGCAATCAATACTGCCGCTCTGTGAAGTTGTCAATAGGCAAAGAAAAGCCCCTCCAGGGGGGAGGGGCTGTCTCTCGCTTCGGTGGTCGTCAATAGTGCCGGGCAAATAGCCCGTCACACTCCTTGCCGGCCAGCGGCGAATTGTAGATCGCGTTCAGGTTTGCGATGCGTAGTGAAGTCACGGATTCCGAAATCATCATAGTGGTGGAAGCAACGACCGCTTCATTCGGAGGGACGGCGAGTGCCGTCATGCTTTCAGCGGTGAAGGTCCCGCCTACTTCCTCCTGGATGGTGATCTTGGTTCCAATCATCGAGGCGGAAAAATCCGTCCCGTTGTTCGCCCCAAAGGCGAACGCTGGTACCAGCATCGCAACCAGCAAGGCTGCCAGTATCAGCGCGATCATGCCAGACTTCACGATTGCACCTCCGCGTTTTTCATGCCCGCCGGCAAATTGAGAGACATGGTTATGAGGAGACCAGCCGGCTCCCGTCGCTGCTCCTGCCATTCAGGGCAACCGGCTCCCCGTCCGCGCCGTAGATGACGCCCGGGGTCAGCTTCGGCGGGGTCTTGTGGACTCCGAGAAGACGCTGGGCCTCCTCGCTGTAGTGAAAACCTGAGTGCTTCTCCACGACCTGCTCGCCGATGACCTCGCCCTGTCCGTTGACGTTCGGGATGGTGATGAACACGGCCCTCCGCTCTCCCTGCGGCTGCGGCCGTGCCCCCTGCTTTGACTCGAAGCGCCGGGCGTTCTCGGCCACTCGGTCCACCTGCCCCTTGGAAGCCTCGATGCTCTTGAGGATGTCCTCTTCCAGCTTGCCCATGGTCTATGCTCCTGCCGCCTTCGGACCGTGAACCGCTACCCACTCGGGGGAGTAGTTGCCCTGGCGGCCGTTGACCGCCGGCTTCTTGTCGCCCCCCCCACCTGCCCCTCCACCCTCTCCGGTAACGAACCCCTTCGGCTCCAGTTTCGCCTGCTCCGCGGCGATGTCCTTCAGGAAGTCGGGATCGTAGGCGACACCGCTGTTGATGAGGGCCGTCCGCGTTTTCTCCGAGTACCCCGCAAGCCTCTTCACCGCGAGGTTGTAGGCGGCCTCCGCAGCCTTGGAGTCGCCCCCCATTGCCGCGGTGAGCGCCTGCATCTTGTTCGCCTCCCCCTGGGCCTTTCGCGCCTCGGTGCGACCGGCCGCGGCCTTGGCGATGCCCTCGATTTTGGTCATGTACGCCTGGGCCTGCTTGCGCGTGTAGCCGTTGGCGTGAACGAAAGCCTTCGCGTCGTCCACGACCTCTTTCGGGACGAACTTGTCGTCGTACTTGAGATCGTACTCCTCGGCCTTGGTGGGGAGGTCCATCCGCGCATGGAACTCGGCGACCTCCTCGGGAGGGCTGTCTTTCGTGGGGATGATGATGCCGCGCTCCTTAACCTTCTGCGCGAGGGAGGCGTGCTCAAGGAAAAGCTCGTTCACGTCTTTCCCGGCGTAGGACTTCAAAACGTCGGCGTACTGCTCGCGGACCTCTTTCTTGACTTGGGAAGCAAACTTCGGCTCTGCGGCTTTCGCGGCGGCCTCTTCTTCAGGTGTTGCCATCTGTTCCTCCGATTTGTGTGAGTTCTGCGGTCACATCGTTCATGTTGGCCGTCGATAATAGCACCTTGGCTTCCGCGGTGTAAGCCCTGAGTGCTGCGGGGTCAGTGAGGTTCACGTTGGGCTCCTCGCCCTCCCGGATGCCCAGCATGGACAGGAGCCAGTTGTGGAACGCCACGAGGTCGGGCTTGATGCGCTCGGCCTCCGTCTCGTTGCATCCGCAGCGGTTGGCGATCGCCGAGAGCACCAGCTCCCCGTAGTCTCCCGTTCCCTGGAAGCACGCGATGAAGGCGGCCCGGAAGGCGTGCTGGATGCGCAACTCCAGAAGGCGCTCTTCGTTGGGTTCGCTCATGCCCCGTCCAACTCGTTCGCGCCCTTGATGTGCGAGGCCCCGCAGATGAAGGCAGCAGCGGTAACGGACCGCTTGATGTCCTCCTCGGAAAGGTGAGCGCCCTGCACTTCCACCATTCCGTCCGTGTAGGCGAGGATGATGACGAACCCCGCGATGTGCTCGCCCTGGCAGTGCTTGGCGAGGGCGTTCTCGGCGCCAGCCGCGGCGATCATCTTCGGAGCGTTTCGCACGGGAGGGCCGGGCCTCCAGAGCTTGTTGTTGTTCTCGCTCACGACTTTCCGAACCCGTGCTTCTTCATCAGGTCCTTGGCGTCCTTGTCCGCCTCGGCTTCCGCCATGACCCGCTGGTAGTTTCCGAGGAAGATCCCCGCGTACTCCTTCATCATCGTGAGAAGGTTCGCCAAGCCGTTCTTGTTCGCCCGAATAGCGTCCTCAAGCTCGGCGACCCTCGCCTTCAGCGCCGCGTTCTCCTGTTCCAAATCCATGCCATCCTCCTATCCAAGTGCCGACCCCATCGTGGCCGGTGCGGGCTGCGCCATCGGCTGCGCTGCGCCCTGTACGATCGCGCCCTTGGCGTTGGCCGCCGTGGCGCGAGCTCGATCCAGATTTATGCGGGATTCAGTCTCTTTCTGTTGCGTGATCGCCTGCTGCTGTGCCGCCGCGGCCCTTCCCTGGCGGATCCGCTGCACGTCCACCATGTTGCGAATCACGTCCTTCGCCATGTCGTAGGACACCCCGATGTCCCGCGCGTACTGGCTCAGGTCGAAGTTGTCCAAAACGTCGCCCGGCTGGCCAGCGGAGAGCTGCATCTGCACCAGCGCGTTGATCTGCTGGAGGGCGGCCATCGTGGAGTTAAGGACGAGCTGCTGCCGCTGCATCTGCCAGAGAGGGCCAACGAAGTTGAGCTTCATCTGGCGGCCCTGCGCGCTGCGCGGAGGAGCGCCGAGTCGGCCGGCCCGAAGCTCCATGAAGAAGAGGTCCTTCAGGAGCGGCTCGACGTACTCGACCTCCAGGCGCGAGGAGAATGCGGCCAGCATCGCGGCCTTCTCGCTCTGAAGGCCGTTGACGCCAGTGGCCGTGCTCTTGGTGATGGCATCCAGGTTCTGCGTGAGGACGAGGAAAAAGTCCTTGTGGTAGCCGGCCTGCACGTTCTTCTGGATGGCGAGGTACCTCCCCTCCAGCATCCTCGGATCGCCCTCCACCTTCTCCCGCTGGTAGTCTTGACCGGGAGGGAGGTAGCTCACATCGCCAGGGACCCGGGTGATACGGCCGCGGGCGCCGATCGTCGCCTTGATCGACGGGTCGGCCATCCTCTGGCTGATCTTCAGCATGTCCTGGCTCATGGAGTTGAGCATCTTGATGTTCCCGAGTTGGAGCATCCCGGGGGCGCCCTGGCCCCACGGGCCGGCGTCGTAACTTCGCATGTAGCGCGCGGCGAAGAAGGGCTTCGTCTGGTGGGGGTCTATCCGCAGCGGGTGGTACCAGTCGCATAGGGGGAGGGTGATCTCCACGTACTCCCCGGCCGGGACCTCAAAGTCCAAGTCCGGGCTGTACTTCGTCTGCGGGAAGCAGAAGGAGATGAGCATCCAGAGCTGGTCCTTGTTCTGGTCGAAGGCGTCCTGGATGGCCGGCGGGCACGCCTCGTATCCGTACTCGGCGACGATGTTCTGCGCGCTCCACCAGATGTCGCGGATGAGCACGTCCACCACGCCCCACTGGTCGTTGTCGATATAGCACCGATTCAGGTGCAGCGTCTTGTAGGAGGGCCTGCCGAGGGCCGCGTTCTCCTGCCGCCACATGATGCCGGTGGAAAAGTCCAGGAGGGATCGGAGGAAGATGCGAAGCTCGTCCTTCCACGGCGAGACGTGAAGCTGCTTGTAGACCTGCTTCTCTGCCTTCTGGAGGAACATGCCCGCATTCTCGTTCATCTTCTCGTCGTCGAACTCCATGCGGAACCAGACGTTGGAAAATCCGTAGCCCAGGAGTCCGTCCGCGCACTGGAGGCTGGACTCGGGGGCGGTCCAGTCGAAAATCTTCATGCCCGTGTTCGGCGATCGCCCGCTTTGCTCGGGGTCGCTCCTGATGTACCAGTCACTCATGTCCTGGTTCACGAAGGAGGCGATCTCGCGCATCGTGTTGTCTTTGAACATGCGCACCTTCCACCGCTGGTGGTAGATGTGCTGGAGTTGGGTGATGCTGTAGTTGGAGATCGGGAGGGAGAGGCTCATCTCCACGCTCCCCCGCCGGCCTGTAGCGGAACGTCGTGCGCGGAGTCGTCCTTCGCCGTGAAGGCGGCAAGGGGGTCCCAGGAATCACTCTCGTCCTTCGGGAGGACCTCGCCCTCGACGATCTCGTTCTCGTTGTAGTGGACCCACCACGCGGCCATGAGGATGCAGATCACGAGGTCGTCGTGGAGATCCTCGGTCTCGGCCATGTACTTTTGCTTTTTCTTGTTGAAGTTGAACCCCGTGAGTTGCGCCTCGATGGCCTCCCGGAAGGGGAGGTCCTTGGCGAAAGCAAGGCGTCCCTGCTCCAGGAGAAGCCCGCCATCGGCAACGAGATCGCGCCGTGGCACCAGCCACTCCTTGATCGTGCGCATGGGGGAAAGCTCTCCCGAGCGGGACTCCCCGAAGACGCGGCCGATCTCCTCGTACACGGGATGCGCTCGGCCACCGTTGGTGAAGACGATGCTGTGCGGGAAACCCCCGAGCTTGCGGAGACGCTCGACTACCGCATCGCCGACGCCGGTTCCGTCCACCAACTCGTCGCAGTTGCCGCGAAGTTCCTTGCGGCGGATGAGGGCCATGTAGCGCCGCTCCATATCCTCATACCTGAGATTCTCGTCATGCCACGCCCACACGCACTGAAGTTCGGAGAGGAGTCGGTCTGAGGATCCTGCCCGAGGGTCGCCATCGACGTAAGAGTACGACCGCTTGAACACGGCCTCCGCGTATCTATCGCGCTTCGAAGCTATGTCGAAAGTGCAGATGTATTCGCGGATGACTCAATCTCCCGGGCAGTCGCCGTCCATGTCCATCGCGGGTTCGGCTGGATCCCAGGGCTTGCCGTCCGAGCGCTGCGCGCCCTTGACGTAGTTCCCCGGCGCGGGCCACGGGGAAATCGGAACACGCCCGCCGGGGGTGTAGGCGGGAGCGGGGAGTGCATTCCCGGGGTAGGGGTTGGAGATCCGCACCGCGTTTCTTCCGCCCGGGAGGGCGGGATTGCTCTTGCTCTTCGCCATTACGAGTTGGGGATCTGGGAAGCGGTCACCATCGCCGCCACCTCGGTCGGGGTGCAGAGCACCATGAAGACCTGGCCGTGGTTGCCGAGGGCGACCAGCTCGTCCATCGCGGCCTTCAGGCCCTTGACCTTCACGCAGTCCGACTCCGAGGGGGTCCCGTTGCCTCCCAGGAGCGACGCCTGTACGCTGGCGCCAACGGTGCTGAAGTTGCGGTTCAGGCACTGCTTCAGCGTGAGCGATGCGCCTCCGACTTCCGTCGAGTCGATTTCCAGAATGTCGACAATGATGGCGTTACCCTCCCGG